AGAAAGACCCGCAGCGTTATCGTGACGAAGTGCCCAAGTCTGAGATGCCGCTGGGCGATGCGCCGGATTACATGAGCGAGTCGCAGGCTGATGCGTGGCGAGAGCTTAGTCGGATTTCCATTCCTGGCGTCCTCACTGAGTCAGATCGCCCTGTGCTGGAACTGGTGTCTTGTCTGTTGGCGCAGTGGCGTGCCAATCCTGTTGATTTTCCAGATAGCCGCATTGGTCATTTGCGAATTGGTTTGAGTACGCTGGGAATGTCGCCCACCGACAGGAACAAACTGGCGAAACCTAAAGACAATGAAAAAAGCAAGCCGAAGTTTAGGTCAGTGAGTTGATGTGGACGGTGAAGCTAGGGCGCACCGTTACCGGGACGGCGTGCTAGATGGAAGCATCCCTGCACCAAGATTGGTGCGGCTTGCTTGTGAGCGCGACAAACTCGACCATAAACGGAATGATCTTGACTGGGATCCCGATAGTGCAAATGCCGCTTGCGAAAACTTTGAATACCTGCCGCACGTTAAGGGCAAGTGGGCCGGGAATCCGTTTGTATTGGAGGACTGGCAGTGCTTTGTCGTTTGCTCCATCTTCGGATGGAAGCGCAAAGACAACGGCAAGCGGCGGTTCCGTTACGCCTATTTGCAGATACCGAGGAAGAACGGCAAAACGTCCCTTGCAGTTGGGATAGCGTTACTGCTGTTTGCAGCAGACGAGGAAGAGGGCGCGGAAGCCTACCTCGGCGCCACGGCGCAAGACCACGCCAAACAGTTGCTCTACTTTCCCGCCAAGCGGATTGTCGAGATGGCTGACGATTTCCGCGAGCACTTCGGCATTGAGGTCGGCGCCTCAAGCATGATTATCCCGTCTAGCTTTTCGCGGCTGACTACGGTTATCCGCAAGCCGGATGATGGCGCATCGCCGCACGTTGCGGTTGTAGACGAGTACCACGAACATGACACGGACGATCAGTGGTCAACGTTTGACACAGGCATGGGCGCGCGTGAGCAGCCGCTGCTGCTGACCACTACTACGGCAGGCGCTAACCTGGCGGGGCCGTGCAAGATTTACCGAGATGACTGCGTGCGGGGTCTGGAAAGCGACCCGCATGACGCTACGTTTGCGCTGATCTATGAGCCGGACGAGGGTGATGCGTGGGACGATGAGTCCACGCTTAGGAAAGTTAACCCTAACCTGGGCGTTTCGGTTTCTGAGTCGTTCCTGCTGGATCAGTTGGAGCAGGCTCGCCGCAGCGCGTCAAAGCAGAACGCATACCGCACGAAGCACCTGAATCAGTGGGTGGGGGCTAAGGTTGCGTGGATGAATATGCTGGCTTGGCAGCGCCAGAAGAAAACGCACAGCCTGCAAGACTACGAAGGCCGGGTGGCATACCTGGGCGTTGACCTTGCAAGCAAAAAAGACGTTGCCGCAATCGGTATCGTGATACCAGATTCTGGTACCTACAACGTATTTACAAAGCTGTACGCGCCAGAGGCGGCGGCAGAGGAAAACGATCAATACCGCGTTTTTGCGCGTAACGGGAGTATGACCCTTACCGATGGGTCTGCAACGGACTACGCGACCATACAGGGCGACATAGAAGACCTGTGCAGCAGGTTCAAGGTCAGCGCCGTTGCGTTTGATGCTTGGCAGGCGCAGTTTCTGATGCAGCGCCTTGCTGAGCGGCGCTTGCCTGTTAAAGAATTCCCGCATCAGGTTCGCACCATGTCAGACCCCATGAAAGAGATGGAGTCGCTGGTGCTTGATGGGCGGCTATGGCATGACGGCGACCCCGCGTTAACGTGGATGATGGGCAACGTTGCCGCACGCATGGACGCGAAAGAAAACATTTACCCTAACAAGGCCAACCCTAACGACCCGCGTTGCAAGATCGACGGTGTTGTCGCGCTCATCATGGCCCTGGGGCTGGCAGTACGTGAGCGCGAGGAGGGCACCTTGGACGATTGGCTAAACTACATTAAGGGTCGAGCATGAGCTGGTGGGGTTACGCATTAGGCAGGTTAGGGTTTGGGCCAGGAAGGCTGGCAAACCTTGACCGAGGCCAGCAGGTTAGCGGCTCGTATTCCCGTTATACCGACGCTGAAATTACCGTCACTGACGAGCGTGCGGTTGGGTTGTCTGCGGTCTGGGGATGCGTTCGCCTTATTGTTCAGTCTGGGGCTACGCTGCCCATCAAGTGCTACACGCTAGACGGTGAAAAAGAGCGCGTCTGGTTGCCTGATGATGACCCCATGTGCCGGATGCTAAACGGGCGCCCCAACCCGTGGATGAACGGGCAAGAGTTTCGCCAGGCCATGTGGACGCAGCGCCTGCTGTGGGGCAACGCTTATGCTGCAATCCGGCGCGATGGCGCGGGGAAGATTGCCGCATTGATCCCGAAGAAAGCGGAACACGTGGTGGTAAACCGCGAAGACTGGGGCATCAAGTACGAATACACCACGGAAAGCGGCACCGAGGTTTACGAAAACCGCATTAACCAACCGCCCCAGATGCTGCATTGGAAGGGATGGGGGCCGGATGGCGTTATTGGTCTATCGACGCTTTCCTATGCACGACACACAATGGGGATCACGCTGTCCGCTGACCGCAAGGCGGCAACGTCATTTAGCGGGCGCCCTAATGGCGTGCTTGCAACAGACACATTCCTAACCCCTGAGCAGCGCGATGATTTGCGCGGGTTGTATGAGGGCGTAGGCAATTCAACGGTTGGTGATGGGCAGATGTGGTTGCTTGAGGGTGGCTTTAAGTACGAGCCGATTGGTCTGCCGCCTGACGATTTGCAGATGCTGCAAACCCGCGCTTTTCAGCTTGCGGAGATTTGCCGATTCTTTGGCGTACCGCAGGTGATGCTTGATGGAGGGGAGAAAGGTGCGTCCTGGCCCGCGAGTTACGAGAAACAAGTGTTGGCCTTCAAAACCTTCACACTTGGCCCGTTCTTTGAGGAATTTGAACAGAAGGTTGCGGAAGTCTTTGGTGACGGACGCTATGCGGAACACGACTCGTCAGGACTAGTAAGGCCAGACAGTCAGACTATGGCGGCATACCTTGCCACCCTGGTCAGTAACGGACTGATGACGCGTAACGAGGCGCGGCGGCAGTTGAAGCTGCCCGCAATGGATCAGGAAGGCGCGGACGATTTGACCGTGCAGTTGAACATGGCAGGGCTTGATGACCTGCATGAAGGAGATGGAAATGCTGAGCAAGCACCTCAACCCAATCAGTAAATGCGAAATCAAAGCCGCAGGGGATGGGCGGGTTTTTGAGGGTTACGCTTCCGTATGGGGGTCTGTTGACTCGTATGGCGATACAGTCCAGCGCGGCGCGTTTGAAAAAACGATTGCCGATTACAAAGAGCAGGGCCGATACCCCAGGATGTTCTATAGCCACAGTCAGTCAGCAGTTATCGGAAAATGGACGTACATGGCAGAAGATGAAAAAGGGCTGGCTGTGCGCGGTGAACTGACGCCAGGGCATCGCATGGCTGATGATGTTTACGCATCACTAAGGCACGGCGCCATCGACGGGCTGTCAATCGGATTCATTGACCGCGATTCCGAAGAACTGGAAACGGGCGGGCGTTTGCTCAAAGAGATTGACCTTATGGAAATTAGCGTGGTGAGTTTGCCAGCAGAGCAGCTTGCCACGATTACGTCTGTCAAATCGCGCCTAGCGCAGATTGGCGGGCTGAAGGATGCAGAGAGAGTCCTGCGTGATGCTGGGTTCACTCGCGCCGAGGCTGCTGGCTTTATCAGCCGTGTAAAGGATATGTGGCAGAGCGATTCTGTTGCCGACCTTGAAGCAAAAATGAAAGCCACTGACCGCATCCGTGGGAACACGGAGGCAATTTTGAAATCACTCAACGTTATTAAGGAGTTCACATCATGACTGATGAAACCCAGACGGTTGAGGTTGACAAGGCGCAAGTTGAAACCGAGATCAAAAAGATCGGTGAAGAGCTGCGTGCCTACGTCGAGAAATCCGGCAAAGAAGTCGAGGAATCCGGCAAAGTCGCAACCGAAACCAAAAACGCCGTCAAGGCACTTTCCGAGAAGTGGCACGAAACCGACCAGCGCCTTCTGGCCATCGAACAGATGGGCGGCGGTTCTGAGGCCAAAACTCGCAAGACCGCAGGCGCTGAGTTCGCCGGGTCCGAAGAGTTCAAGGCCATGCAGGAAGGTCGCGCAAGCCGCGCACGGTTTGAAACCAAGACCGCGCTTATCAACGCCACGCAGAACAGCAGCCAGCCCCTGGTCCCTGCGGATCACCTGGGCCAGATTGCCGCTCTGCCGTTCCGTTCCTTCGATGTTTGGAACGCCATTCCGAAAGGCTCCACCGCATCCAACGTTGTGACCTGGCCGCGCGCTACGCGCACCAACAACGCTGGCCCGCAGGTTGGCGGTTCGCCGGAAGCGTTTGAGAACGTGACCAAGCCGGAATCCGCTTACAGCTTTACGCTGATTGAGCGCCCGGTTCGCACCATTGCTCACTTCCTGCCTGTCTCTACGCAGGTGATGGAAGACAGCCCGTTCCTGGAGTCCTTCCTGAACGTGGACATGGTGGACGGTCTGCGCGAAGAAGTGGAAGACCAGTGCCTTAGCGGTTCCGGCGCCAATGGCAACCTGTCCGGCCTGCTGACCGAGGCGACGGCTTACGCCGAAGAATCGCCCATCGTTGCAGCGTCCAAGACGGGCGAGCTGGAAATCCGTTCTGCTATCCGTCAGCTTCAGGAAAGCAACTACATGGCCTCGCACATTGTGCTGTCGCCGCGTCAGTGGTTCGCCTTGGAGTCCTCGCGGATCAACGCAGGCACGGATGACCGCTACATCTGGGCTAACCCGCAGGACGCTTCTGACAAGCGTCTGTGGGGTGTTCCGGTGATTGTCACCAACGCGATGAACGATACCCAGTTCCTCGTGGGCGATATGAGCCAGTGCATGGCCTTTGAGAAGTCTGGAATCAGCTTCCAGGCTGCGTATCAGGACAGCACGAACTTCCAGAAAAACATGGTGACGCTCCGCGCTGAGTGCCGCCTGTCGCTGGTTGTTAAGCGTACTGAGGCGTTTGTTGTGGGCACGTTCTCGTAAGAGTGTGTGCAGGGATTGCCCGCCCCTTCGGGGGCGGGTGTTTCTTGGGAGGGTTTTATGGCTGAAGTAACAGCACTTACCGATTTTCAGTTTTGTGAGCGTGAGGTCAAGGCCGGAGACAAGGTCGAGATGTCCGACGCGGAGCGCATGAAATACGCGGGCCTGGGCTTTGTTGCAATGTACGAGACAAAAGTGCAGGAACCCCGTGAAAAAAAGTCTTCTGCTGCATCGCAAGCGGCCCCAGCGCAACGCAGCAAGACGCGGAAAAAGCGTACGAAAAAGCGCACGTAATTGCGGTTAATGACTCATGGCGCCTGATTCCCAACAAAGGGACGGGCGCGCACCTTTACGCTGCCGATCCTCACTGGTGGCACCATCACGAGCCGGAAGTTTCCCGAAACTGGGAAGGCGAGTGCTGGTCACAGGACACCAACTGGGAGGGCAAGTATCCCAAACTGCCGGGCATCAACTTGCTGCAATTGCAGCGGTCTGGCGGGCTGTCTGTGACGCCGGGCGTTATACACAGCGGGGGGCAGGGGTCAAGCGGTTATCAGGCCGTCAATCTTGCGCTGCTTTTGGGGGCCACGACAATCTTGCTGGTGGGCTACGATATGCACCACCGCAAAGGGCTGCACTGGTTCGGGGCGCACCCTAAAGAGGTAAACCGGAATCAATCAGACCCGCAGGTTTTTGCAAAGTCCTATGACAGCATCAACCCGCAGGCTTACGGTGTAGAGATTATTAACTGCACCCCAGGTTCTGCGGTTACGGCGTTTCCGTTTGGGTGCCTTGATGATTACTAGGGGAATCGTTATCGGCACGGGGCCGAGCTTGGCGCGCCAGTTTGCAGACGTTCACCGATTGAAGGGTAACGGCTATCTGCTGTTCGGGGTGAACAACACTTTTCAGGATTTTGATTTAGACCACTGGATAGCGTGTGATCCGGCATGGCATCGCCATTACGGGAAGGTTGAGGGCAAGTTTCAGAAATGGCACTGGGATGAGGGCATCTGTAACCAGTACGGTTACACGCACATCCCTGGCAAGTGGGTTGATGGGGTTAGCCCGCCGGGGTCTGACTGGATCAGCTATAACCACGGCAGCGGACCGCAAGCTTTGAACCTTGCTGTTTTGCATTGTGACGAAATCCTGCTGGTGGGTCATGACATGACCTACCGCGACAATGAGCCGCGCCATTATTTCTCAGGGCTAAGCGACAAGCAGGGCGAATACCCTGGGCCGTTGCGGAAATACTCGCCTTTTGAGAAGCCGCAGCGAGAGGGCGGCGCCCATCCTGACGGTGATGGGATTTTGTACAACTACAAGCACATCGCAGAGCAGGCGGCGCGGGGCGAGATACCGCCTATCTATAATTGCACGCCACAGTCAGCAATGAAGTGGTTTCCTTTTCGTGACCTGGGAGGGTTCGCATGACAACCGAAAGCAAGCGCCGCGAGGCAATGGCGCAGCAAATCCGCGCCACAATGCAGCCAACGCCACGGCCGTCGCCGCTGGGCGTGGCTCTGGCAAATACGTTCCTATACGCCGCTGGCGCAGCCATTGGGTATGGAATCTATACCCTTAGCGGGGTTCCGCAAGCGTTGCTTATAGGTGCCGTTGCGGTGTTTTTGATTAGCCTGGTGATGGCGAAATGATCCGCGTATTCGTGGGAAGTGGGCCGCAGTACGCCGAGGTCGAGCCAGTCATGGAGGGCTTGCTGCGCGACAGCACAGATGCAGACGTAGAAGTCACATTCATGCGCGCTGGTGAAAACGGGCTGAAGCCTTCGGGCTGCACTGGATTTACCATGTACCGATTCGCTGTGCCTTCCCTGGCAGGGCGGGAAGGTTTTGCGATCTACCTTGACGTTGATATGTTTGTCTTCGGCGACATAGCGAAACTGTGGGGCTACCGCCAGCGGTATCACTGGGCCTGTCTTAAAGATGGGTCTAACGAGGTTATGGTGATTGATTGTGAGCATGGGCATATGCCCAGCCATCGCAAGATTCACCAGTACCGGAAGGGGCAGCTGCGCCCGACCTACGCGCCCGTGATCCCGTCAACGTGGAATCATGAGGACAAGGTGAACAGTCAGACCAAACTGCTGCACTTCACCGACATGGGCCGCCAGCCGTGGTTTCACGACGGGCATGAACTTCAGCCGCTTTGGGAGGAGTTGCGTGAACAATACGGTCAAGCAACCTGACATCATTACGGACCCCGCAAAGTATCGCAGGGGCTGGAATGGCGGGCTGCCCGAAACCCCGTGCGGGTCTGGTTCTCGCATTAGGAACACGCATATCCAGCGGAAATGGATTCCGCAAACCATACAAAAGTATGGCATTAAGTCTGTCGCAGACTTGGGCGCGGGTGATCTGAATTGGATGCAGAAAACCGATTTAGGCAACGTGCGTTATCGGGCTTATGACCTTGTGCCGCGGCATCCCAGCGTCAAACAGTTTGACCTGCTGGCCGATGACCTGCCGGAAGCAGATTGCTATATGGTGCTGTGGGTTCTGAACCACTTCACCGAAAAACAGGCACGGCGGGCCATTGAGCGCCTGACCAGCGGTCCCGCAAAGTATCTGATGATGACCTGGGAGCCGCGCGCATTCGACTTCCTTGACCTGCCCTATATTGAAACGGTCGTTATCCGTGACCGTGGCAAAGGCGATGAGCGTGGCAATGTCGAGCTGCGTCTGCATCAGCTATGAAAGTTTTTATAGGGAACTGGGGCGGGCGGTATCCTGATTACTACCCTGAGCGACTATCGCGCAGCATCACGGACAACCTGACCATTCCTCACGAGGTTTATCTGATTGAGGAAACGGACTATCCCGGCTGGTGGGGCAAGATTAACGTTCTTGCCGAGCCTGGCCCTGCGCTGTGGGTTGATATGGACTGCGTGATTACGGGGTCATTGGATGACCTGATACCGGGACGCACTACTGCCGACATTGTGACCGCGCGGAACTGGGCGCAGTCAGGGCATGGCGGCTGTCAGTCCTCCGTGATGTACTGGAATGACGCAAGCAGGATTGTTGAGGCATACGACCCCAACGAGCCAACCCTAGGCAACTGGCCCCCGCGCAATGATTCGGGGTGCCTGTGGGGCGATCAGGAATTCTTGACGCTGTTGCGCGACACGCAACGCATAGAGGTTGAGTATTTCGATTCAGCGCACGTTGTTTCATACAAATACCACTGTCGCCAAGGTGTGCCGGATGACGCGCGCGTGGTTTGCTTTCACGGCAAGCCAGACCCGCACGAGGTGCGCGCGGATTGGGTAAAACAATGCTGGGGGTAATTCATTACAACCCGCACCTTGCACACCAGCGGGATCACGCACGCGCCTTTGAGCAGTGCGGGTTTACCGCCACGACAAGCAAAACGACAGAGGCCGACGTTCATGTCGTTAGCGGTCCTTACTATGCGCTGCGCCAATGGGCGCGCCACCCCAGCCTGCTGATGATTGATCGGGCATGGTGGGGCGATCCTGACTGCGTGTCTATCGGCTGGCTGAACAAAGACGGCACGCGCACTTTTGCGACAGGCGATGAACCGCGAGCGCATCCGAAGCCGCTGCCTTGGAAGAAGCGAGAGAACACTGCCATAGTCCTTGCCGACTACGGACAGAAAACCACGCAGATCATGCGTGAAGCAGCGCAGCGTTATGCGTACATCAGGGAGCGGCGGCATCCGGCAGAGGTCAGGGATCAGGCTTCATTGACTTCGGGTCTGTGTCTGAGCGATGTGGCGATAGGCACAAGCGGGACGGCGCTTTTTGAAGCGGTGATGCTGGGGTTGCCGTCTGTGTGTCTTGATCCAGATAACCCCGTTGCAGAAGTGTGTTCCGCAAGCATTGACGCACCGTTACGCCGACCAGACCGCAGCGAGTGGCTGCACAAACTTAGCTATGCCCAATTCTCGCTAGACGAGATAGCGGACGGCACAGCCTGGAGATTGTTGAGAGATGTACGGCAGCTATAACAACCCCGACGCGGTAACGTATCTGGATTACGTGGTAAAGGAGCCGCGCGAGTCTGTTGCGCCAGTTGTCGAGCCTGTCACGCTGGATGAGGCCAAGAATCATTTGCGCGTGGACTACAGCGAAGACGATGCGCTTATCATGAACATGGTGGCGGCGATTAGACGCTACATGGAGCGCAAGCTGAATATTGCAATGGTTGAGCGTACATATACCGCCAACCTGCCGCGATTTTTTGAGCGGGTTCACTTTCCGCACCAGCCGCTGGTTAGCGTGCCTACGATTCAGTACTACAACGCAGAAAGCCCGTCCGTGCTGACCACCCTGGCAGACTCAACGTCTAGCCCGCAGGTGGCCAGCACCACCTACCGCGTAAATACGGAGGAGGGCTACATCTACCGTATCAATGGGGCAACCTTGCCGGACACGGCCTGCCGTCATGATGCTGTGCAGATCACCTTTGTTTGTGGGCACAGTGGATCGCCCGCTCAGTCTTCGGTGCCGGATGACTTGCGCGCCGCGCTCTTGCTGGGGCTTGGCGACCTGTACGAAAACCGCGAGTCCAGCACGCCGTTGAAGGTTGAGCAATTGCCGACCATGAAGCGCCTGATGATGGGCCATAGGCTCTACCAATGAGGGCGGGGCGCCTGCGCCATCGCCTGCAACTTCAGCAGGTGACGCGCACAAAGGACGAGGTAGGCGGCTACAGCTCCGCATGGACCACCACGGCAACAGTCTGGGGCGCCGTTGAGGCGCTGAAGGGCAAAGAGTTCATGGTGTCTGCTGAGGAAACGGGCGCGGGGCAGATGAACAGCGAGACTGTCCTGCGGATCATTGTTCGCTATGGTGCCGACTGGGCGGGGCTTGATGAAACCTGGCGGGTTCGCAACGCTAACACGGGGTCAACATACGACATCGTAAGCGTTATCAAGCCGGAAGAAACGAACCAGCCAAATACGTACTTTCAGCTAATGGCAAAGCAGGGCAAGACGGATGACGAGTAGGATTCAGTCAGCCTTAGAAGCGCGGAAAACAGAATTACTTCCTGACAATACGGAAGGCGGCATTTCCGCTGAAGACATCCGCGACTATTTCACCGACTTGGTGGACTCGTGCTTTCGGGAAAATGCAATCGCCATCGAAGCTGGCAACGGGCGGCTGGTGCTTGAATCCGGCCTGGGCTATATCGCGCTAGATGCGCCGTAGGAAAAAACATGGCTGATTCAAAGATTAGTGCGCTTACTGCCTTGGCGGCATCTGATGTCGCCGGAACTGATGAGCTTGTCATTGTAGATACAAGTGTGACTACCACAAAGCGCGTGACGTTTACGGGGCTTGTTGATGCAATTGGATTGAATGGGGGCGTGCGGTTTAGCACCTCTGCGGTATCAGATGGCGCGGTCAGTAATGGCGAGTGCTGGATTTACATAGATACAGGCGTCAGTCCAATCGTCCTGGCGGTGAAGGCGAAGGACGGAAGCGGCAACGTTTACACCGGGGCGTTCGCGTGAGCATCAAGGTTGAGGTTGACACTTCAGACCTGAACAAGATTTTTGAGTCGGTCCAGAAGCTTGCGCCGTACATTCACGGCAAGAAGGGATATCCGAAAAACTTGGTGCGGAATGCCGCCAGGGCCATGACCAAGCTGGTCGAGGACGAGGCCAAAAACACGGCACCCCGCAGCGGCCTGTTAGGGCGCACCAGCAGCACGGGGCAGTCAGTTGGTCCCTTGCGCTCTTCAATCGTTAAAAAGATTCTTAGCGCGCGGTATCGCTACGATGTAAAGGGCGTAAACAGCCGCGAGTATTACTACGTATCCAGCAACGTGCGGAAATATCGAACGTACTACATGACGCCGCTGGAACTTGGCTGGCGCAAGCCGGACGGGCGCAGCTATGAGGGCGCGCATTTCCTGAAGAAAGCGGTCAAAAGCAAATCCAAGCAGGCGCAGGAATTGTTCAAGCGCAAGCTTGCGAAAGACATTGAGCGCGTAGCGAACAAGATCAACAGGGAAAACCCGCCGACATGAGCATTGAGTCAACGCTTTATGCCGCACTGACGGCAGACCCTGGCGTGCGCGCGTTCTTCCCAGGGTCGCCCGTTGATGTGCGCCTATACGCGCTGCGTGTGCCGGACGAAGTAGCGGTCCCGTTTATTTCTTACAGCGTCAGTGACGGGCTGGCGTACAACAAACTGGGGCAGGCGCCGGACAAAGAGCGCAAAGAAATCTATTTCCTGTGCGTGTCTGACAACTTCAAGGAGGCGCTTGATCTAGCGGGCGCATTAAAAAACGCGCTAGAGGATGATTACGGATATATGTTGGAAGAGCAGCACGAATACTTTTCCGACACGCAAGAATATGGTGTGGCCGTCACATGGTCTTACATCGCCTGAATAGACGCGGAGTCGCGTCTTACCTTGGCCCGTTGTGGGCCTTTTTTCTTTCTCAGTCTAGCAATTAGGAGCTTTTATCATGGCTGGTATTTCGACCCAAGGGGCACAGTTGCGGGTGCTGGACACGACCGCAAGCCCGAACGCATACGTTGACATCGCGTGCCTGACCGACCTTTCTGGCCCCTCTGGTCAGCGTGTTGTTATTGACACGACCTGCCTGGATTCCACAGGCAAGGAAAAGAACGTTGGTATTCCTGACTTCGGGCAGGTGCAGTTCAACATCATCCTTTCCACGGAAACCACCGATTACCATGTTGGCGACGCGCTTTCTCTGTGGTCAAACTTCAAGAACGGCACGCGCCAGGGCTTTCGGATCATCATCCCGACCAGCCCGGAAGACTACTTCCAGTTCAACGCCTACGTCCTCGCGTTCTCCATCACCGAGAACATTGATGACGTTGTGCGCGCAAGCGTGACCCTGGAGATCGACGGCGGCGTCACCGACTCTTTCTAAACCTGTCCTAGGAGGGACAAAATTATGGGCAAGTTACTTTCGTTCGACGAAGTTCTGGGCGCGTCTGATCGCTCGTATGAAGACGTAATGGTTAAGGAGTGGGGCGGCACCGTCCGGCTCCAGGGCATGTCATCCGCGCAGCGGGACCAGTACGAGGCCGAGGCATACCAAGCAAACAAAAAGGGCGGCACGGAGGCATTCAAGAACCTTCGCGCCCGCTTGGTGGCCATGTGTTGGGTTGATGAGGACGGCAAGCCCGTTGCTACGGGCAAGCGGGTTGAACAGCTTGGGCAAAAGTCTGCCAAGGTTGTGAACGACCTGTTTGATGTTTGCCGCCGTCTCAACGGCCTGACCGAGGGCGATGTCGAGGAGTTAGAGGGAAACTAAAGGAACGTCCAGCCCTAAAGTTTCAGTTTATCCTGGCGAAAGAGCTGGGGATGTCGCTTTCTGATTTAAGGGAGAAAGTGTCATCGGCTGAGATGGCGGGCTGGATGGCCCTTTACCGCATAGAGCCCTTTGGGGACTTCCGTGACGATTTCCGCACGGCGCAAGTGCTGCACCAG